TTCAAACCCTAAACGAAAGTATTCATATACTACTTCATACTCTTTATCAGGTGCTGGGTAGAATATTAATTCCCTGCTAGGTGTTCTTACAATATGAGTGGGTGTACCAAAGGTACTTGATGAAGAGTTATACTCAGAATCAGCATGTTTGTCAAGCCATTCCTCGTATGTAAGTACTTTTAGTTTAACAGTTTTTACGTTTAAACCAGCATTACGTTTAATACGAAATGTATTCATATTGATAGTCTTGCTATCGTGAGGCATACTATAACGTACTTCACCTACAGCAAGCACTTCTGTTTCTTCTACGTGATTCCAAGGCCATTCAAATTCTTCTTGGTTTATATGTCTTATAGATGCGTTAATAGAATCCTTAGCAAAACTGTAGTAACCTGTAGCTGCCGTAAAGTTTGAAGTAGTAAGTTCTACCTCATTAAGTCTTCGGTTAATATCATTTACTAAGCTTATATAGTCATACTTCATAATTACTTCTCCCTTACACGTAGGAAGATACTACGCTCATACTGCAAACCAGACCCTGTTGTGATCCTACATATAACTGTGTATCGTATATTGTTTGTACCTAAAGAAAATCTAGCAGTAGAAACCTTACCAGAGATTGTACCAGTAACAAACTGAAGTCCATTAACAACACCAGAGTTTTCTACTAAAGTTGTAACACCTGATGCATCTTTGATAAACCAAGTAGCTGCGGAAAGAGTATCTTCACCTAAGAATCGTGACCAATCTACACTATAATCTACAATCTCATCTTTATCTTTATCGGGCCATCTGTATGACATGTCTTATCCTTATGCTGTAATATATACAGTATTGTTTGTATATTGCTTATCAATAAACAAAGTACGCTGTGTGTTGTATTGATCCGCATAATCTGCATAAGGAAACACTACAAACGCAGGATCTTCTAAGTTAGCAGATAATGTAGCAGATATTGAACTCAGTGTTAGTCTAGCCTGTGCATCCTCATCAGTAAAGTCAAAGTTGTTTAATGTTAAAGACACACCTGTTATTAGTGGGTTTGCATCAGCACTAAATCCTAAAGTTCCTGAGTTAGTAGTGGCAGATGTATTACCAAACAAGGTAGTAGCCTTAGCATCTACATCTGTAAAAGTATTAATACTAAAAGTAGCAGTTACTGAAGGTAGGGTTGTACTAGCTTGTGCATCCTCATCAGTAAAGTTATAATTGTTTAAAGCTAATACTACACCCGATAGAACATTGGAAGCCTGTGCATCAAAGCCTAGTGTACCAGAGTTAGATGTAATTGTAGCTGAAGGTATTAACCTATTAGCTTTAGCATCTATATCAGCAAATGCATTAGCAGTAAAGGAAGCACTAACTGCAGTAGGAATAGTACTAGCTTTACCAAATGAACTTATAGAATTAATACTTGTAGTAGCATCTACATCTGAGATGAATGTAAAGCCCTTTGCATCAAACTCAATATCAACACTGCCTGTAGCAGACACACTGGGTATTGTTTGAAACGCCTTAGCATCATAGTCTAAAGTACCTGCGTTAAACTGAGCCTGTGCACTTGGTACAAATGCGTTAGCTGCTAGTGCAGTTACGCTCTGTGAAAGAGGAGTCTCTGATAAAGCTGTAAAACCTAACATTTTATACTATACTTTCTTTTTATCTTTATCATCATAGTCTCGTAAGTCACTTGTTTAAAATTAGATAATCTTATCAGACATTCTGGGCTTCTATCTTCGAAAGGATCAACATGGTAAAAATTAATCTCTGGGTATTCTCTTACAATCCACTCAATTTGTTTCTGCCAACCATTCGTAATACTCTCTGGGGCTATCCAATCTTCAGGTGTGTAATATAGTTCACCTGAATATAAGTTATTAACCTTGCCATCAATACCATAAAAATCCATACCAACTAGAAATATATTGTCTGATTTAATCTCTTTAGCTGCAAGGTATGTAGCTGTTGCCCCTGATGAATACTTTACTGTAGATTTATGGTGATGTTTAATATTAGGGTAATTCTTAGATATATAGTCAGTGATGTCTTGATCAGAAGTTATTAGTATGTCGGGTTCAAACTCGTCTCTAAAGAACCAATTACAAGCTAGTATGTTAGCGTTACGTATAGCCTGTAAATCTTTACCCTTACGTGATGTACCGTTACCTACTACCACTGAGTTTATCAAGAATCTCTTCCCATTCTAAAATAACTTGTTCGGAAAACCCTTCTGTCTTAAACCAGTACCTATTCAATAATCTAATCTTAGGTTGTGTGTCTTTAGCTATTACTGTAGGTATCTTTTGATTGTAGTACAATGAGCAAGCTATCCTGTGAGCGCCTCCGTTTATTGTTTTTACAGAATTAGAGTATATAGGATATTCTTTATCATAACCTTTTGTTTTAAAACTTTCAATCAGTAAATCAAAATTATCAATATAATCCTGTATATTATTCTTAGGGNGTTGATCCTTGATATATTTATCTGTAGGTTCTATTCCCTGCGTCTGTGCTTGTATACACTCTTTATATATTTCTTTGTAGTGTAGATGGTTTGTGTTTTCGTTCTTAGATTTTACATATAAGTATCTACACATAATATCTAATCTAGCAGAGTCTAAAAAATATGAAGGATCTACCTCAACAATATTCACTATACACTACCGTAGACGTGTCCATTATTTGTATAAGTGTATGATAGACTTGCGTTAATAGCATTACCACCAGCACCCCCACCGTTTTCACCAGAGCGACCCCAACCGCCACCACCGTTAGAACCTGCGCCATCTGTGTTTGAGCTTGCGCTTAGAACAGATCCACCTTGTGCAGGGTTATTGGGTACACTTCCAGTTAAGTTTAAACTTCCCTGACCACCTTGCCAAAAAGTACCATATGAAGTAATAGAACAGCCCCCAGATGATGTAGCTGGTGAAACACCACCACCACCTTGATTGCCACCTGTACCACCTAATGCTGCGATTGTACAAGAGCCACCACTCGCAGTACCGTTTGTCCTAACAAAACCTGGATGTGATAAAGTTCCTGACGTACTACCATTAGTAGATGCTGTGTTATATGCACTTTGACCTGCACCCCCACCGCCTCCAGCACCTCCACCGCCTCCACCGCCACCTGCGATAAATGCACCAGAGTTGTTAGTTACTGTAGTACCCGTTGCAGTTATACTAATAGCGTGACCACCTGCCGTAGAATGATTACCACCACGTCCAAAGATAGCACCGCTGTTTATAACTACTGAGTCAGCAACATCTATTGTTAATGAAGGTGAGGCAGAATCTGTTGAGCGAATGTGTACGCCAGAATCTACAGTCATTATGATAGGTACTGTTCCGTCCCAACCTGCCGCTGTTGCTAGAGTACTTAAAGTAGAAGCGCCATCTATACCTGTAGAAACATTAAAAGAGAAAGCATCTTGTGCACCATACCACTCAGTCATAGACATCTGAGCACCTGCAGCCTTACCAATAAGACCTCTAACATCAGCGTCATTCAAAGATGTTGAACCAGAGATGCCAAGCTCTGTCATTATATTCTGTATAGATATTGTACCACTGCTTGTTACTGGCATATTATGTAACCCCTCTCAAGGTTATGAGTTTACTCTGATTACTCAGGCTTAGTAGGCCAATCCAAAACCCAAGGATAATTATCAGTCTCAGTTGGCATATCTCGTATAGCTTGCCTATAAGCGAGCTGTGCCTCAGTTGGTGTGCGGTCAGATAAACACCAATGATCTGTTTCCTTGAGCTTTTGTTCTCTTTTATCTTTAGCTGTATTAAGTAATGGTATATCAAAACATTCTTCAGGCATAATAGGTCTCCTATTTTTATTCTTTTAAGCACCTGGGTTTACAGGTCTTTTGTAAGATAGGGCAGTTGAATAATTAGAATCCAAGTCACTAATCAAATCTAGGGTTAAAGTCCAACTATTTAACCTAAACTGACCAGAATTTGATGCCCAATAATTTTCGTACCAAGATGGTACTTCTACTATTAGCCTACCCCCACTTTTAATGGCTAATTGTGGGTATTGATCTGTATAAGTTGTACTAGTCAAATATGACATGTTAACACTGTCATCAAGAGGCTCAGGTGCGTCAGGGTTAATGGTTATCATATTAGTTTTTTCATGCTCAAAATATATTTCTACGTTTGCGTGTGAACTAGATACTGTACCCCCATGTAAAATAGGAAACATTTTATTGTTTTGAACCTCTACCCAAACCATAAAACAACAACTAGCAATGTTTTGATTGCCACCTGTGAGGCTGTCTACATAACCTTGAAAAGTAGCCTCTAACATGCCTGCACCAGTAAATGTTGGAAACGTAGTATCTAAAACTATATTTGTAGCCTTGATATAATTTGAGGGGAATTCAGTTTGTATAGGCCACTGAGAATCTGTTGTAGAAACTAATTGCAACTTTGAGTTACTTCCTTGTAAAGCCATCTTATCATTTATTGTTTGATTTGGTGAGGCCGTGTGAGTAGTTGTTGCTTGAGTAGCCGCCCCGATACCAGTAGGATCTGACCACTGAGCAGTACCAGCAGAGGAATACTTTAGTACTTGATTTGTAGCGCCACCACTAGGGACATGGTTATTACCATTACCTGTTGGGTGTGAATAGTTATTAGCACCTGATGCTATACCATCTAGTTTAGAACCGTCAGTAGCTACATTTCTACCGTCAACAGTCCCAACACTTGTTGTTATATTTCTACTATCATCAATAACAGTAGTGTTATTTACTTTAATAGCCATCTTCGTTTATCTCCTTTAAACTATTAGCCGTTAAGTTTTTCTTTTAGCTCATCTATCTGAGTCTGTTGTTCTTTGATTGCCTCTATGAGTAGACCAACCATGTTACCATACTGTACAGATAGAAGTCCTTCAGCGTCTTCTTGCACTAGCTCTGGCATAACCTTTTGTACTTCTTGAGCTATAACACCTGAAGACTTTTCATCAGTATTTTTAAGAGTGAACGAGTAACCGCCTAGTTGTTGAACCTTGTCCAAAGCACCAGTAATAGGAGTAATATCTTCTTTAGCACGTTCATCTGAGGTGGTGTTAAAATTACCTGCATTTACTGTAGTAAACGTTACAGTGGTATTCGGTTGTGTGTAACGGTTGTCTAGATTTGTTGATGCTGATGTAAGGTTTGTAACGTGTCCATATGTGTCAGATGTGATTACAAAACTCTGTACAACATTACCCCCAGTATTACCACTTATACCGTAGTTACCACTAAGGTTTGACGTATCTGAGTGACTGAATGTTGTGCCAGAAAGAGCTAAACCACTGCCAGCAGAATAGGTTGTGTCAGTATTTACGACTGTTTCTGTAGCTGTAGCTAAACCAGTGACGTGTCCATATGCATCAAGTGTTACGTCTTGGATATACGTTCTGCCTGATCCGTTTACAGATGCTTGAGACGATGTGTCATCATGGCTAATACTTATAGTAGCATTACCACTTTGGTTAGCTGTGAATGTACCACTGCCACCAAGTGCACCAGTACCTTGTACTGTTAATGTGCCATTCCCTACAGATACAGTGCCTGTTCCTACTGATTGAACATGCCCATATGTATCAAAGGTAATATCTTGGATGAATGTATTTCCACTATTGTCACTATTACTCACACTACTTGTATCAGCATGGCTTAATGTTACATCACCAGTACCACCGCCTGACAAACCAGAACCTGCAGTAATTGTTTGGTCATTCTTAGCATTAGACTCAATGCCATCTAACTTAGTACCATCAGTAGCTACGTCACGTCCGTCTACCGTGCCTGATACAACTACATTGCCTGTTACTGAGACACCGCTTGATGTTGTTTCAATTTTACCAGCATTATTATGATAAAGAGTTACTGCACCACCTTGGTTTGCAATAATTAAATTAGAGTCATTTGTTCCTTGTACTTTTACAGAAGCATTACCTTTAAGTAATAAATCTCCAGTACCAGTATCGGTAACAATACTATGTGACCCATCATGGTAAATCTGTAGGTCTGAACTAGCACCGAAAACGGCTTTACCGTTATCTGGTAAAGTTATATTATT